CTATAATCTTGAGGAGGTTATACTTACCATGTTGAAGAACCGAGTAATTAGTACACCGGACTACGGCTATTTTCAAGAGCCAGGTCCGATGACGTGGGCAGCTAGTAGTGGCATGAATGAAGCCACCGCTATTGCTAAGGGCTATGACACACCTGCGGGTTTACTTGCAGCGTATGCCAACGGGTATCAGAATCGCTCGAAGCTTGTCAATGAGACAGCTCCGTACCTTTCTGGGTTCGAACGTTTCTTTTCTACTGAACGTAAGGAACCACTGTATAACAATTGCGATCATATGATTGCTAATACAGTCTGCCTTCCCTTTGGATGCACAGCGCATGATAGGACGGGGAATTATCTCCATAAACCCTACTGGCGCTATGCAAACACGGCTACTACACTTTCGGTAAGCCAGCTTTTGAAACATTTCTCAGCTGACTTATCGCCTGCACGACGAATGGCATGGAATATTATGCAACCCTCTTTTGAGGGTAATATTTCCATGTTCAACTTCATTGTAGAGTTAAAGGACTTTAGGTCCCTCTACAAATTCTTCAGTAAGCAACCAATTCGGAAATTGCGGAATTTATTCCGCAAGAAACGATTCTTGGCTGCACTGAAGGATCCGAGCAAACCTATGGCTGAGTTACATCTGGCCAATGAGTTTGCCCTGAAGCCCTTGTTATCTGATATTGTTACAATTGCATGTCAGATTAACGAGGTCGTGACTGAAGTCCAAAAGAGCTTCAGTGATGCAGGACTCGGCGTCAATACCCGACACTACACTGAGAATTTTCTCATTAGTAAGGTATCGACGTGGACGGCATATTACGAAACTAAATACCCAGAGCGCTTTATGGGAAAGATCGAAGATCTGACCTTTACAGCTACTCTGAGATATAGTTACGGATATACTGCCCGGTCTCCTATTGACGCTTTCATGCGTTATTGGGGGATTATTCCTACAGCGGAAGCCATCTGGAATTCTATTCCATTTAGCTTCTTACTTGACTACGTTTTAACTGTAGGCAAGTCGCTTGGTGCAATGGCAAGAGACCCAAATGTGAATATTCAACCCTCGCAGTATTGCGAGTCGTTGTTATCACGTGTCTCATCCGGTGTTCATATAAAACCGGACCAATGCTTAAGTGGTATGATCGTGGTAGATGGTAAATTACTCTACCCCACGCAGCCAATTTTGGTGAATGGCGATCAATCCACTATCTTTACCAGACGTGTCACGACACCCGACAAAGGTGCCGTGCTCCCTAGAATTAAAGTACCCACTATGAAACAAGGTACTAATCTAGCTGCACTTCTGAGGTGCTTCCTCTAGCGCTGAGTTTGAAGACTCTATCCGAATTGTCGGACGGCCCTCCACCACGTTACGGTGTTTACTTATAGGATATAATCCATGGGACTTTTTACAGATCCAGTAGTCTTAAATGACGGGGTTGACCCCGCCAGATCATTCAGTTTCCGAGCTCAGTTATCTGAGACCGGCTCAGTAGTTGGTGAGTATATCGAACCAGCAGCAACTGCTGCTGAAGATTCGACACTTACCGTTAAGCACACCACATCAAAAGACGGTACTAAACGTCATTTGTTACAGAGAAGCAACAGTATGTTGCTCCCTGATGGTGTCACCCTTTCACCGATAGTGGTCAATTTTACATTGTCCCACCATCCTGAAATGGTACTCGCTAACGTTGAAAAGCAGGTTCTCTTGCTGATCGACGCACTTGGCGAGGCTAATGCAGTCAAGAATCTTATGCTCGAGCTTATTTAATGGCTAGTGCAAAAGATTTTGTCCGCATTTTACTGATTATTGCTGAATGGGCTAGCGCCATGCTGAGGTCTTACCTCGGCTACAAACGGCGTTAGTCAGACTACAAACCCATGGCTGGAGGATTAGCTTAGTGAAAACACTATGCGACCCTGAAAAGCCAGTACGGCCAATTGTGGCCAGTACGAAACGACTACATGAAAGCGATACTGATTTCATTTTTGAAGTGTTATCAGCATTGTTACATGATAGTTATAACCTCTGCTCATCCTATAGGCTCGCTGACTATACCCGAGACTTGAAGACAATGAAACAACGTCTTCTCGCCGAAGGTACTGGTTTTGCTTGCCTCGTGCTTCCTGCCTACTTTGCTCAGTTTCTACTAGAGCTAGAAGGTGGGAAACCACATTATCCTTGGTTTCGAAAATCGAGGATAGACGCTCGCCCTGTTTTTTTACATGGGCTGGCCGTCGCGGTATTGCACGAGCTGGATGACGATAAGGTAGCATTCCGCATGTTTTATGCGATATGTCACGCCCTTAAGAAACTTAAAGGACCTTATCCAGAAAGCGTTCTGCGTAAAGAAATACGCAGTTTCATCTCTACAGATGAAGAGATCGCTCGCTTGAATTTAAGCGAAGCGGATCATCTTAGTATTCTGCAGAGAGCCAGGCGTCTTGTAACGGGTTTATTCCCGTATGAAGACGAGGCTAGGTTTATACCTAGACCAGGACCCGGCGCGGTAAAAACACCGCTGGAAAATCACATGCGATTTGAGCCGCATGTGGTTTACGCCCAACTTGATGACGTTTTCCCTACGGATGAGTATTTTTATTCTCATCTATGGGATACTGTCACAAGAGCCAAAGAATACTCGGAACTAACACGCGCCGAGTATCCTTCTTCTAGGTTTAAATTTATACATAAGTATAAAGGCAAGCCTAGGGGAATTTGTATTGAAGAGAATGAAGCTCAATTTCTTCAACAGGGTATTAAAAGATACATGTACTCTGTTATTGAGTCTCATCCTATGACCAGAGGGAGAGTGAACTTTACATCGCAAGCGATGAATCGATCACTCGCACTTCAGTCGTCAGGTGACAAGTCATACGCTACAATTGACATGTCCGCTGCTTCAGACAGGGTCTCGCGAGAATTGGTACTGTACCTATTTAGGGACAGCAATATTCTCGACGAGCTCGACGCCGTCTCAACAAG